TCCATTGACGTTGAAATTGAAACGCCAAAGAAAATAGCCATTGTTGATGTGGTACATTTTGGTTATGCACACCCTACCACTGTGCGTTCAACTACGCTGGTTAGTCTCTCTTAACCGTACACTAAGTCTCTATAAGGCCTTGGTGAGACCTCGCAACCGATTTTCCTGAAGAAACGATCGATTAAGGGAGAGTAACGTGACTTATGATACATCATGGTGTATGAGTCTGCCATGCTTTGCATTATGTCTATTGGCATATGTAGCATTTTATAGGCGTGTTTTCCCCTATATATAGGCTCTACTACTCCATTGACGTTGAAATTGAAACCGCAGAATTCCCTCTTCTTCTCGCACAGTTTCACGTTACAATACATTGAGAGCTGATCGAGATAATCGGTCAGTATAGGCTCCGGCAACGCGTCTTGTAAAGTATCATCACCCATAGCGATGATTTGGCCGAACGGTATGTTCAGCTTTTGTGTGACGAGCGCGTGGAGTATCAACTGCATAATTGAATTATCCATCAACGTATTGTAACACCCTGATTTCATGACGCCAGGTGTCTGCTGTTTAAATATTGAGCCTCGAGTTGTAACAAATAGTGGTGAGCCATATAGCTCTTTGTAGCGCCAACGAGCTAGCTCCTCCCACTGTGGTGTTAAGTTCGCGCACATCTCTGTTCTTATCTGTAGAACAGCTTCTACTATCCACGGTTGGACTGTCCAATCCCAAGAGGATTTGTCTATTGCCATTTGTTCTCTGACATATGGCATCATTTTCCAACCGCCATAGTAGGGTGACCAGCCCACTCTAGTGGGTAATAATGGCCACTGCGCGATCATCTGAGCGTTCATTTCTCTAAACAACATTGCGTCTATTATTTGATCTATGATTGATACTGATGAGATCAATCTATACCTACCACTCTGCAACTTCTTATAAGAGTGGGGTTCTGGTTTCACGAAAATCCTTATAGGATCACTCCTCCTTTCTTGTATTTGGTTTATAACCATTTCCCAGACCACTTTCAGTCTATCGGGATCCACCACTCCATCTTTGTAGTGGAAGAAAGAAGCGTTATTGGTGTGATGATATATATAAGGATAACCAGGGCTAGATGTCATATCTACAAAACTAACAATCTTAGTAAAATACTCGAATGTCAAAAAGTCGTTGGGAATGTTCCAGCGAGCTGCCTTGAGTGATTCTTTCACCCTTAAGATAGCTCTTAGGACATTCTCCCTGCCAGGATCTGAGACTAGATTATCACGTAGAGGTGCATGGTAAGCTAACGAAGTTAGTTCTGCTTTCTCACCTCTGGGCGGCTCACCGAAGCCTTTACTAAGGGTTTGGAGCCCTTCTTTGTCTTCGGCAGAGATTCTGTCGTTGACTTGTAGGGGGATCGGTGGTGCTTGCGGGATGGGGTGAGTTCGTGCGACGTAGAGGAAGTAGGGCTTGAGCTCAGGGTAGAGCTCTTTCGGTTCTCTAAAAAAGCAACCGATTCAGGTACATGTTGTTCTGAATGCTTTACTACCTCCGTCCTATCTTTGTGCTCAAAGGTGCAGAATATGCACCTAAACATTTTAGGTGTATGGTTCTGTATCCTGTGTTGCACCAGTGCTCCGTATTTTGGAAATACTTGTGTGCACTCCTCGCACGGGAACCTCTCCGGTTGCGGGTGTTCGCTCTTCACATGATTGTCAAGTGCTGTCTCTGTGTTGCATTCCACAGTGCATTTATCGCACTTGTATTTGTCTGGCTTGCCTACGCCTAACTTCTCGTAGATCTTATTCGTCAGGAAGTTTATCTTCTCTTCCAATTTGAATATAGCCTCTTCATGTGCGTCAATGCGTTCCATCAATGTCCTGCGAGCGGCTTCAATGTTGATGTCTGTTTGATCTAATCTCTCAAAGATTTTCATATCCATGAGAGGAATATCAACGCTAGTGGGTTTCTTCCCTTGTGTTTGTACCACTTGTCTGCGTGTATTCTTGATCGCTGACTCATCAATCATATCAGCCCAGACGAGTCCTCCTGATTTATAGAGTTTCTCGTCCTCAATCGGTTTCTCCTTAATTTTATCTCTTAGATGTTTAGGTAGATAATCCAATTCTTGCTCGCGCCTGGTCGAGTATTTGTCTGCTACATGTCCACTCATTTGAGCCATGTCCCATTCTTTGGGATCTTCTGGAGGTTCTTCGAGTCCTGATTGTTCAAGTCTCACCATCTTTAGATGTGATACCTCTAAGGCAATAAGTTGTGATGCTACGCCTACATTTATTGATTTTTCCATGTAGCCTGTATGCATTCCACAAACCTTGCCATCGGCCTGGTAAACAGATCCTGACATTCCAGAGATAGTAGATCCTGTGTAGGATATTTGTCCCATCACATTGGTTCTACGTAAATATCCTCTGGATGTCCCGCGGGGTCCATATATTTCTACGAACAGGTCTAATGCTGTCGAGAAATGGGCTCGCGGCGTCCCGAGCATAGCCCAGGTGGTCTGTTGGAGTGGTATGTAGGAGATGTCGGGATGAACCTTGGATTCGAACCGTATTGTGGTATCGACCATGGCTTTCCCTCTCGATCCAGCGATCACGTGTTCTGCTGACATTGATATCACGTGTGTTGGGACTACCAAAAAGTCCTCCACACGGATCCCGTAACCGTTGTGAGTGTCTCTTATTAATCCTGGGATTAATATTGCGACTTGACATGGGAGTGGTTTTCCGTTCGTAAACGCGGACCCTTCCATCATGGCTTCGTACTTGATGCCCCTGATCCTATGGATTGTTCTCCTTCCCCTATAATAGATGAAGAACGACATCACTAATACTAAGCCAATCATAAGCCACTCTAGCATACCAATATTCTGTGCAAATTCTGTTCCATACTCCCACGCACGTTCCAACTCGCCTCTGTACCCGGGTGTATAAGCGGGAGGGGGTGTAACTGTCTCTATCACTTTGGTAAAGAGGATACCTAGAGCCAGTTTTTCCGCGACGGCCATTACATCCCCGTACAGTCTTAGAGCTGTGTATGTGAGGTATGCACCAATGAACATTTTGCTAAAGAATTTGATTTTGCTAAACAATGTCATTTTGTCTTTGATTTATGTAGATTATTTTATAATAATAATATATAAAGTTGAACTTCAAAGAGGATCTGTCAAT